GAGATCCGACCCTTGCACCATCCTCATCCAGAGCGAAGCTTGCTTTGGCCTTTCTTTTTGTAAGCCAGATACGCAGAGAAGAGAAATATTCTAGTGCTTTTCCGCCGGGTGCAATATAAGGCTCAACAAGTGCCTCTGCTGGTCGGCTAGTAATATTAGTCTTCAACTGATTGACTAGCAATAAGGTTGATTGGGTGCTCGCCAGAGGAATCGTGAGCTTTGAAAAAGCTTTTGCGAAGATTCGTGGCTTAACGGCCATTGAAGATTGAGGGTTGAAATCTCCCTCAACATCCTTCTCAGATGGAGTTGCTGCGATTGAGTCCCAAATAAATAAAACTCTTGCTTGGCTCCAATTCTCCATCACATATTCAATAGTCTCCAGTGTTTTTTCTACACTAATCGCTGATTGATAAAGAATGTTGTTAATGTCTACACCGGCTTTAACCATAAACTCATTAGATAGAGCAGATTCGGCATCAAAGTAAACAACATACATACCCTTCTTTTGAGCATTTGCTGCAATCTGTAATGCCATAAATGATTTACCAGCACTTGATAAGCCAGCTAATTCAGTGATCCTTCCAACAGGGATGCCGGCAACTTTCCCTGGTGCTATTGTACAATCTAGCCATCGAGAGCCTGTTGGAATCCAATCTCTAATAGATACTGGATCGTCGACTTTGAGGTCGTGGGCTGCTTCGATTCCTAGCTTTTTATTAATCTTTTTAGCGAGTTCGCTAGTGTTGATCTTTCCTGTGTGTTCACTCATTTGTACTACCTTTCCCATTTGTTCTCCTATCCGCAGTAAAAGTTTGCACTTACTTGTTCTACTTCGGCAGTAGAAGAACCCGTATCTTCTGATGCTGAATCTTCCGCATCATCTCCGCAGGCAATAAGTGATAATAAAAACATAATCATAATGTTCCTCCGTCTGTGTTAATTAATTCGAGGAGTTGCTGTTGATTAGCTGCTCCTACTTTTTTATTTGTTACCACTCCATCTTTAATAACAAGAAGAGTTGGTATTCCTCTAACTTCGAATTTGCTAGCAAGGTTTGGATTGCTATCTACATTTACCTTTACAACAGTTACTTTACCTTGTAAGGTGTCTGCTACTGATTCTAAGGTCGGCATCATCATGCGACAGGGGCCGCACCAATCAGCATAGAAATCAACCAACACAGTTCCGCTGCTTGTCTCTGTATCAAAGTTAGATTCATTAAGAATTTTTACCGTCATTTGTTCCTCCATAAAAAAATCCCCTTTGTTTATAGTGTAAAGGGGTAAAGCACTTATTGAGGTAAAGGGGGCCCCTTTATTTAGAGTGTCGGGGCTTTACACTTAACTTCACTTAGAATGGGATTTCACCTGAATCATTATTCATGAAAGCCTTTAAGGCATCGTCCACAGTCTTATTACTATTATAACGTTCCGTTTCGCTTGAGAGAGACTCGGAGGATTCATCGGAGGACAGGTATTCATCCAACAACGCTTGAACTTCGGAGGTTGATTGTCGTTGGAAGAGAGTCTCAATCTCAGGTACAGAGTTTAATAGTTCATCACAGTCAGCCACATCATCATCACACAAAACTGATGGTCGACGCCGAGGCTTAAGTGAAGTTTTTGGGAAAGATCCTGGGGTTCCAGGAACTGAGTAATTAAGAACAATATCGGTACCAGTTTCTTGGTGAGTGATATCGCCATAATCTGGGTCAAGGACATACGACAGGAGGGTCTCATAGGCCATTTTCCCGTATGACCAAATCCTTACACCCTTAGATTCTTCTCCACGAACAATAATCGGAGAAAAATATCGTTTCTTTGCAAAGAGTTTCCGGGCTTCTCGCTTTGCTGTATCGTCCGAACTTTCCACTCCTTCTCGCCATAGTTTAGACGCGAATTCGCAGATAGGACAATCTTCACCATGGTTTCGCTTAGGACAAAGAATACCAGGATTCTTGCCTACACCATAGTGGAAATAATATTCTTTAAAGGGGTCGCCATCATTAGTAGGAAGAACACGAATTGTTTGATCTCCCTCACTTGGACGCCATTTAGTATTGTCTTGTTGTTTTTTGCCACCGTTTCGTGACGCTTCGAGCTTTGCTCGCATTGCTTCAATATTAAGAGCCATAGTTTTATTTCCTTTTGTTAGTTAAGTTTTTTGTCGTTTAGGACTAAGGTCGGAGGGGAAAACCCCTCCGCCGAGATGTATTATAATATATTGTTTATTGGTTGTCAAATGAATAGTTGACAGTTTGTGTAGAAACTTGTCCTACAAGAGTTCCATGATTAAAGGTTCGGAATCCTTGTGCATCCGAATCATAGACCACTTCAATTTCACCGTTACTACGAGCATAGCGATTAGTTGAATTCTCAGAGATCATGGACTTTGGCAAGTCAGAAGTCTTAAAAAAGTTCATGGTTCGTCGAGTTCCGTCACGCTTTACGAAAGTTCCGGTGTATTGTGTAATTGTACTCATGTTTCCTCCAATGTTAGTTTATGAGTGGGTCGAGTCTTGATCTTTGATTTAGAAGAATGTGATAGTGTGTTTTTGGTGATGTATCAACAAAGACTAAATTCTAAAATCATTTCTCTTTTGTTTGTAAAGTTAATATAACCTATTAAGAAAATTTGTCAAATATTTTTTTGAATTATTTTTCAATTTGTCTCCATAGGTTGTATAAAGTGTGTATACTTAAGAGAATAAAAATAAGATTGCTTATGTTCAGAAGGATAGATTGTAAATGATGAATTGATTTCATTCTCTTCATCTTCGATAACCCGACTTCTAATAAGTGGAATCAGATCTTTATTGTTCTCCAATTGATGTTTGCTTATACTATAAATATACCATGTTTCTGTGGGATTGTCAAGTAAAAATAGCAAATTTTCTTCATTATTTTTGATATTACCAATTGAAACTGTATAAATTCTTGAAATTTGTTTTTGCTCGTGTAAAGATCCCATAACAGGCTCTTGTGTTCTAAACCACATAATGGTTTCAATTGTATTGGCAACCATTGTATTAATACTATTATATAATTTATTAATAGGTTGGTCTCCTATCACTCTTAGAACTTGCTTATTAGAAATAATACACATTGAATGTATAAGACCTGATCTTGTATATTGTTGTAGGACATTGTATATTACTTTGTGCCGCTTCATAACAGTAGGTCCAGACAAATCAGAATCGGGACAAATGTAAACTAAATTGATCTTCTTATTTTTTATGGTCTCCAAAATACGAAGTGTTGCAGAAGCACATTTGCTACCACCACAAACAAAGAACCAACATTCATCTTTAATTTTCTTCGTTAAGTTGCGAAATTTAGGACACTTTTCTTCAAACTCTTCTTCTGTTTTGCAGTTTGGGAAATCTTTACTTGTTATTATAATCTTTTCATGTGAATCAGAAAAGCAATTTGCTATTTGTGATCCTGCTGTTCCTAATCCTATTAAGACCATGATACCTCCTTAAGGTCTCGCAAGTTGTGTCCAGCATGGACCGAAGAACGAAACCAGCCAAGCTGTGTATCTTCGAAGATCTCTTGAATTTGCGGTAGTAAGTTGCGATCCTCAAAAGACAAATCGATTGTAAGTGAATCATGAACAACTGAATGAACAAACGATTTCTTATTTGTGAGAAACTTATTTATCTTGATACATTGAAGCATGCAGTTATCCGATGAAGAACTCTGCAATAAGTAATTCAGAGCATGAAAGTCATCGGCCTCTATCTTACGGCCAAATGGGGTTCTTACAACATCGTTACTATAATATTTATTTAATAGTAGTCTGCGATCATAATGTTCCGAGTTGATTGCATTGGAGTTTGGATTATAGAACCAAGCCAAGAACTTCTTCTTAGCCTGATCTCGATCGGTGATGTTGTCGAACACATTCTCCATATTCCATTCATGGATGTCCACGGCAGGATGTGTTCCGGTTGATAAGGAGATAAAGGTTCTAATCTCCGCACCATTTAAGTCGAATTGAATAAACAAGTCATTTTTTGGCACAACACAGTTTGCGATATCTTTCTTCAAATTCATAATAGGGAACGAGCCGTTCTTCAAAGTCAGACGACCAGTCTTCGAACCCCATGCATTGTAAAGAATCGGGCGGTTTTGGCCGTTTAAGTTGTTAAGCAGGGCAAGTGCCTTTTGATCTGTCTTGGATGCTTTTTTGAGGGCATTTTGATCGATTATGACCGGGTTTTGAGCAATCTGGTGGGACATCTGATGGAGGTCAACCAAAAAGTCATGATTGGCTGGTCTTTCGTATCTATCGAAGATCCAAGAACAAATCTCATTCTTTATTTCGCAGTAGTGCTTAAGGTGCTGTTCTGGGACAATCTCGAACATGCACATCTCGTCAAGTTTGATTTTAGCATTTACTGCTGCGGCGATGAATGATCGTATTTTTCCTTCTCGTCTTTCGAATCTTGGTCTGAGATCTTCTGGACTCGCATCAAGTAGGGTTTTACCACCAGAATAAATGCTAGCGTAGTTAATGCTGCGACCAACAAGCCGTTGGTCCCAACTCCAAGTTCCTGTAACGTTTTCAGGAATTCTATCATATTGAAATCTTCCATTACTGTATACTCCATAGCACTCTTTCTTATCATCTAATATCTGAAATATCATTAATCCTCCAAAAGCGAATCCTCATAAGCTTTATTGCGTCGTATCACTGAGTTGATTCCACCAGGTTTTGATTTAAAAGTTTGGCGAAATTTCTCATTAATATAATTAATTCCTCTTCGTCTGTCAAATGATTTTATAAAGTTTTTTGCATTTTTAATTATTATATTTAGATCCTGCTTGGCAAAAACATGATTCTCCTCAATGTTTTTCATATTACAATAAATACTAGCTATCTGATATGGAGTTAACTTATCTTCTAAAGAATTATTTTTATTTCTATTAATAATATTATATATTAATTTATTATTATTACATATATTATATTTCTTTTCTATAGGAAATAATTCTACAAATTTATTATAATTTCTTATTATTATTTCATCTAATAAACTAATATCTTGTCTGTGAGCATGAGTGAATCTACTGTTAAACAACTGACCAGTAGAAACAATCAATCTTTTTTGCAACTGCTTGTCTTTCATGACCCTGGAATCTAAGTCAGCAAACAAAACCCAAGGAGAATTTTTCACAACATTGAATCCATGTTGCTTTGCAACATTTAGATAATATGTAAAGATTGGGTTTGACAAAAAATTACTAAATTTTACAGCATCATCATCAATTCTAAGATCTGCTATTGAAATGGCAATTCCGGATGTGAAAATTGAAGATTCTTTGCTCTTTTGCCACGAAGAAAAGGTCATAGGAAAGGTTGAAGATAAAATTGACAAATATTTTACAATATGGTCGGTGTAATCGGAAAGGCTTAGGACTTGTGATCTAAGATTTTGCTCCAAAAGATAAGTTTCATGGAATGTTTTGAATAAATCTTCCATATAATTACTGTACAGTTCAATTGGGCTTTCATAGGCCTTCGCAACTTGAATGACAGACAAAAAAGGGTCTTCTTGCGGTATTGCATTTAGTAAACAGGCATTCTTGAAAGCGGTCTTAACATCTTCAAAGGCCTCAACGACAAAATCCAATGCTCTATAATCCGTATCTTGATCTCTTTCAGGAGAAATTGAAACCATAAACTCTTCATTGGGTATAACTGGTAAAGAATTGTGATTTATTCTGCCATACATTTGGAATTCTCCAAAAGTCATATCTCTAACATGGTCAATATTGCTAAAATTACGGTATGCATCTAAATGATAGTTCACTCTTTCCGCAAAAAGCCTTGTTGGCGAACCAATAGTATTTTTTCCTTTAAATCTAGACATTTAGTAAGCCCTCCATTATGCCTCAGAAGTCCCCAATCTACCCAATAAGTCTAATAATTCCTGTTCAGCCTCCGGTGGGACCGGTGCAACAACCTGTATCACCTCAACACCATCTTCGGCATAGATGACACCTTGATTATCAACCCAATAAGCTTCTCTCCATTCGGTTCCGTTCCAAACAAAAGGATTTTCAGGATCTTGTTGGTTTACATACTTACGACGCCCCTGTGCCGCTCCTTTATCCTTGGGAGTTGTCGACCGAGGAGAGGTAACAGGAACTCCACCACTAGCACCCACCGCATTTGATACAGCGGGTGGTAATGATGGTGCAGCCGGACCAGCTATTTGTGTGGCTCCAAGGCCCACAGAAGTCTGTTCGAACACAGCTTGTAATTGTGCTTGTCTAGCAACAATATAGTTTTTACACGATGTGTATTCTGCCGATGGGATTGTCTCACCAGTATCTGGATCTGATGTGGCCAGCCTATCCTCTGTGTTTATAGCGGATTCACCGGTTACATCTTTTTCTTGATTACCTTTTTTAACACCAGAATTCTTTGGTCTGGTAGCATCTCCTGATCCATCCCCTGAATAAGTGAAGATTGCCTCAACTGTTGTGTTGAATTTCCCCGGACCAATCTCAGATGTTACTCTATTAACCAAGTGGTAACCACCAAACCCAAGAGCATTAGCCGCAGATCTATTTTTTCCACCTATCCTCGGGTCCATATTCTGACCATTTCCTAGTGATGTCGGCTCAATCCACAGG